CGCCCTTGCACCTACCGTTGCACGAACTACCGCCGTGGCTATAACCATTGGCGTCCTTCTGTGCTAGGTAGATGGTCGTGTTGAGGCCGGACATACGCTTCTGCGTGCTGATTGTCTGCCACGCTGCCTGCGCGTTATCGAAGGGCCCCTTGGAGATTGGGTCTGAGTAACCCGCTCCACCGTTCGCTCGGTCGTACCCTGCGTAGAGTGTGCGGTGGCCGTAAGTCTTGCCAGCACCCGCCAACCGAAAGATCGGTTCCTCGCAGAACCCGAACACGGTCATCAGGCGTACCAGATCCCAATAGCCGTAGCCCGTGGCGTCCATGTGAATGTGACCACCACAGTTAGGGTTGTATGCGATATCTCCGCCCTTTTCCAGGTCACGGAGCCTCTCGTGGGCACGCATCATCGCTGCTGCGTGCGAGGGATTGGTGAGGTCGAGAAGGTCGAACACCAACTCGCCCCCGCTCACACTCCCGTCGTACTTGAGGAATGCGATCTTGTCGTGGTATGTAGCAGGCTTCCACTTGTACGCCTGTACCACTGGTTCACAGATGATCCCGTGCCTAAACAGGTCATCCGATAGCGCCTGACCAGCCCCGTCCAGTTCTGTCTCCACGCTACATACGCGAAATGGACGGCCCTCGGGTTCCTCAAACGTGAACCCACGAGGCGGCTGCATCAGCTTAGGCAGCGCCAATTGCCACCTCCCTACCCATGCTCACAAACTCCGCGAGCTTGTCTGTATACCGAGAGTTACTCCCGGTGTAATCGACGCCCCGCCCCGTGATTTGGAGAATGAAAACCTCCATGTCCCGGTACGTGAAATGCATACCCGGACTAACACGAAGCCTTGCTTCCTCTTTCGCCAACATACCGGCGCAGGTGGTAACCTCTTTATTCGCTTCGTCGAGGTCAGCCTTCATCGGATGCGCCTTACCGAGGGGCCCCTTCTTGATAGCCTCTCGCTTTAGCTTGGCGTAACGGGACTTGGCGTCCTCAACTAGCCGCTGGTAATACGCGACGTAATTGTCCATCCCGTCAGGAAACGAATCGTAATACATGCTGGTAAGGTGGGAGTAAAGACCGCCCCCATATGTCGCCTTCCACCATGCAGTACGCTCTGCCTCTTGGGGGTGAAACTTGCCCCTAAAGGCAGCGTTCTTGCAGAACATGATGGTGCCCACCTGCCCGTCATGTACCATAACGAACATGAAATCACACTGAGGTTGTGCAATCTCGGTCAGGAACGCATGATGCTCCGCACACCCGCCCCCATTCGCACTCAGGATCTTGAGATCCTCATGGGTCTTTACCTCACAGAGAGCGTACCCGTCGTCCCACTCAAGGATCACGTCCGCGTCGTGGAACGGGCTAACGCTACCCATTCTTGCCGTGCCTTGGACAAGTGGGGTTCCACCCGTGCTTCCGGCACGTACATGTATCGGAGACTAGCTTCATGTTCCTCCCTTCTCTAGCTCCCGCCCATAGGGACACGTACACCAACCAGCCCCGCGCATCGCGCAGTTCGCGTTGGATCTTCCCATAGAGCGGCAACCACCCGGCTCAGTCGTTTGACTTACCGGACGAGATGCCCCCACCTGACCGTAAAACGGTAAGCACCAGGTCGTACGCCCCGGGATCAGAACCGGAATATACGGCTGGGTGTGGGGTGCTAAGCACCGTGGAGGGCACGGGGACGTACCCTCGATGCTGCCTAGTTTGTTACCCCGTCAGGTGTCTACCCATGAGTACGACAGCCTTCTTGTCGTCCCACGGATTCGTGAAGGCGCTGACCTTGTGCCAGTTGTTCTGTTCGAGGATATGTCTCTCGGCACGATTCTGCTTGTTGACGGTGCAGAGGGCGTACCTATACCCAAGAGCAGTAACATGAGCAAGACGTGCCTTATGAGCACGTCCACCCCGACCTTCGCCGCGAAGCTCAGGCGCTAACCACACGTTGTGTAGCACCACCACCCCATCACTTCCGGGGAGGGCTGTGAACTCGCTGTAGACACCCTGGTACACGAACTTCGTACCTTGATCGTCCACGTTAGCCTCTCATGTAATCGGCGTAGTGGTACGGGATTATCTCCCGCTTCTCGGTGTCCCAGGTTCCGACGTACTCCCCCAGGATGTACTTGAAGGGGATATACCCGAGGACATTACCCGCTGTGTCGATCATCAGGAACTTGCGCCGCGCGATCCACCAGCACAAGTGGGTGGTAAACTCCCTACCGCCCCTACCTGCACGACAAAACAGGATATCGTACTTCTTTGGCCGTCTGCCCTTCTCCCACGGCGCGATGACCATACGTGCGCCATCGTGAATCACAGGCTCCATTGACGGCCCTCGCCCTATCATGGAGCACGCTTGTCCCGCACGCAGGATATACACGGCATTTTGGAGCGTCCGTGGGTCATGCTCCGTGCCTAGGTGTGCTATCTGCTGCTTGTGGATCGTGGGCAGGCTATGAAGCTCGCCCATCTGGAACCTTGTGCGGGTAGTGCTTCTTCGTGATATGGACGCGGAGGTACTCCGCACTCACGACGTCCTTGCCGCAATCGGGACAAGCAAACGTCGGCCCGATATACGGGATTGCCTGCGGCGTTGGGTTCACCCTGGCAAACCATCTGCCCTGGCGGAGTTGCCGCACCTGCGGCGGAACGTGATCCTTATAGGATTGCTCCGTCTGTTGCCGCTTGATGCGGCGCTTCTCCCGCGCCTCTTTGGAGTTCCGGTTAGGCATGGCGGTATTCGATGATGGGCAGCTTCGCCATTACTACGTCCACCGGAATGTCCCGAATGACCGCGTTGTACATCGTGTGGAACGTGCCGCTTGACTTGCCGTTCCAGAACGCGATACAGATATCCGGGCTTGCCTCGGTCATGGCGATGTTGCGCTTGCCTGTCGCCTTTACGCCGTACCTGGAGAAATCGGGAGGGAACTCCTCGACGGCGAATCCGAGCTTCTTCGCTGCCTCTCCCGCGTGTGTGTCTGCACCATAGGCGCAGCCGTGGATGATGGTCGTGTCGGATGGGAGCTTGGCGAGGCGCTCGTACACCACGTCCGGCTCGTTCCAACCCGAGCATCCTGTGATGAGTACCCTCATGATGGGAGTGTCTGTCCTTCCCTGAAGGTTTCACGATACACGTAGGCATCCGGCCTTGCCTTGTGAAGCGCCGACTCCATGCGTGTACCGCCTGAGTAGTTCCATGAGTGGATGCGAACCCAATCAGGAATCACTCCGTTTGCGACCATCCACTCGACCAAGTGGTATCCGTTCTCGTCGCCCTTCTGCGGCAGGCCACTCCCTGAGCCAGGACCCATATCGCAGGTGCCCGGTACAGCGTCGTGATTGCCGAGGTCGTGGTCGAGGCTCGCGTGTGTTACATCCCCGGCTTGGAGGATTGCGATTGCCTCGCAGTTTGTGCGTGCCCATACCCAGCCTTCGGGTGCGGGGCGCACGTCATCGTGCCAGAGCTTTATCCCCATGGTTGGGCAGCCCTCCTTGCGGTCATGCTCGCGTTCTTGAACGACTCGACACAGCTAGTGGTGAGCGTGTGGAAGCCGTCGCCTGTAGCCTCACACGTTAAAACCCCACCTGCTGCGTGTACGGCTGCCCCACAACGAGCGCGGGTGTTGCCGCTTGCGATACAGTCGTCCACGAACAGGACACGAGGCGGCTTACCGTGGGCGTGTGCCCACTGGCGTACCAGATTCGCGCCCTCTAGCAGCGCAACATGCTGCCTACTCGCTGCTCGCTTTGAGTGTTCCTCCCCCGTGGTCTTACGAAGCACCAGCAGAGGCACTCCCATCTCGTATGCTGCAAGGAAGCCGATGCTTTGACCGGACAATCCCTGGCACACGATCATGTCGAACTTCGCCCGATTAGTTTTCGTGGCGATTTTCTTGACGACATTACGGGCACTTGATTGCCAGTATACGTCGTCTCCACAAAAGGACATAAACGTACCCCTTTTGTCGTAGGATTTGTATTACTTTGGTGTCTCACTCCCGCCATTGTCGCGTAGGACTTAGCGGCACACAAGGAGGACACCGGGTTACGAAGCCCAAGAGGGAGATAGGATTTGAACCTATATCTGATGGGATCACCACCCACGGCTTTACCGTTAAGCTACTCCCTCGTGAGGTACAGTGGTACGTCTCTTAGCCGTGGCGCTCCTAGTTGCGCGGACGCACTAACACGAATCGCTGACTGTACCTCGATGAGCCGTAAGGGCTCAGTAGAACGTGCGCGTTTTAGCGTTTTATTGGGCGGCGAGACACGGAAGCCAGCCCTCAGCCAGTCACACGCACGCTCTACTGAACCCTTATCCCTTCGCCTAGCATAGCCACTACCAGTTGCAATCCAGTAGGCCGCTCGCGGGTCTTACCGCCGTCCTTAACCTCGGGACACGGACTTACCCTCTTGCGAAAGGGGGTTCAGCGTTACCATGCCAATATGCCCCCGGTGCTTTCGGCGTGGATGCACCCACCCCTACCGTGCCGGTACACGGTCACCTCTATAGACGTTGGGAACGCCTATATGCGCTCGGCAGGACTTGAACCTGCACGCCTCACGGCACTAGGTCCTAAACCTAGCGTGTCTACCAATTCCACCACGAGCGCGAGTAGGGCCGCAGACTACACGGCCCTTTTTGCAGCACGCTTGAACGCACGACCCAGGCTACCGATGGTTCCGGTATACGCCCTGATGTGCGTGATTAGCGTTTTCCTGCTACGGAACGGTTGTGTTTCCCGCACCGACAATCAGCCTCCTTACCAGCCCCTAGGCATCGCCCGGAGGGATACCCAGGTAGTTGGATTGGGGGTCGTTTTGACGCTCCACCGCTGATACCTGCGCTCTTACCCACGGTGGTCTTGTACTCCTTAACGCGCAAGGAGCGCCTTACGCCGCGCTTGTGTGGGCTGCGCCACATCATTCCAGCCCCCACTCCCTCATGAGTTCGTCGCCCTTACGAGCGCGTCTCTCAGCAGCCACACCTGCCGCCATACCGGTATAGACAGCTATCTCGACTACTGCGAGGCCGTCCACACCCAGCACCGTGATTGCGGGGTAGTTCTCGGCGACAGAGTTGCGGATATGGAGCACCAGCTGATCCACAACCTCCCTACCGCCCATGCGCTCGTTGGTTGCGTCGATGCTGTCAGGCGAGATTAGATCCCGAGCCTGCTCGACGATTTCCAACGTGAGAGGGTTACTCTCCATGTGTTACACCTCCCTCCGATATTGGCTACGGGAGGGACAGAGTGGGGTGTCGTCGCCTCACTTGGGCCTGTCCACTCCCGCAGCCTCGGTTGTGGGTACCTCGTGTAGGTAAAGTAAGATCACCCACCCGTTTCGGCTTGGGCCTTTTTCGCGTACAAATCAGGATCAACCGTACGCGTACTTGTGCCTTCGCTATACACAAGGCTTGGTACAGAGCCTACTATGCAGGCTCCGTACAGGATACATGGTGAGCCTCCCAGCGCCACATACCCTGTACGCAGCCTGCACGGCTGCGCTGTTATCACTTACTCATGAGCCAGAAGGAAAAGCCCACGAGCAGTACCACGGCGATTCCGCCGATGATAAACACGCTCAGTCGGTCAGGACGAGCTTGCCCATCATGTTCAGGCGGAACAGCTGCCCGTTGTTGGCCGGGGAATCGGGGTTCGCCTTCGGCTCGAACTTCGGGTCTGCGCCTGCGATCAACCAGGCGTCGTGACGCGTGATGACGTTGACGGCTGCCTTCGGCATCCGCTTGCCGTTACGCGCCTTCTTGGAACCACGCTCGACCACGGTGGCCGGGACGGTGGGTGTCTCTGTGACGACCTCGGTACCCGTGAGACTGGCCGCGATCATGGCCGCGATCTCGCGCTTGTCGTCGTCGCTCAGGCCACCTTCGGCCTGTGCCTCGTCCTCGACGTTCCCGATCTGGTCCGCGTAGATACTGCAATACGCAGCCAGCCGGGTCTTGTCGGTACGCCGCTTCGTGATCTGGGCGTACTGTGGGTGCCTCGCAGACGCAGGGGTCTGCAAGTAAAACGCGAGGCCAGCCTCCGGCCCCTCCGTGCGTGCGATCTGGATGTGCTTGGACACTGTGCGTGCCATAGCTGCATCCTCCTTCTCCCTCAACCGAGGGTGTATAGCTCCCGCATTATGCGTGAAGCTACGGCGATTCTGCCCTACCCGGAGGCACAGGATGCACGAGTATCAGTCATGCGTTATGTGCCCCATGATGGGAAGCAACAGAACCACCGTAATTCCTCACTACCAATACGGTGTGTGTAATTCGCTTGATTACTCCGAACCTGTGACGGTCATGCGCTGCTCGGGTACTATCTGTCCGATAATCGGCTTGCTTTCCCCATGCGCTGCACTCTGGCGTCACTAAGCTGGCTACCCCACGTCGTATTCTGCCTCTGTTAGGACTTACAGGTTGGAAGGGTGGACGGATGCTCTCGCACCGAGCCGCATACCCTACACGAGGTACACAGCCACCTTGCCCTCTCACCTTGATAAAATGCGATTCCATAGAGGCTCACCCTTCCGGTGAGCTAGCATGAGGCAGCATATGCTCATACTCTACAGGGAGTTGTGGGGCTTCCCTGCTCGCAGCGGCCCTGGACTTAGTAGGCTATGATGGTTACCCTAGTGCCGTCCGAGACACCAGCCCTGCCGCTCGGTTGCATACTGTATCAGTAGAGAGCGGTGCCGACAGGGACATTCAGTCGCTATGTTGGTAGTAACTACCTTAGTTGGTCGGGAGCCGATCCAACGGCCCACAACCTAGTCGAGCCGAGTTTGTCCGTCAAGTTAAGCTCGTGTGAAGGACTCAAACCCTGTGGTGAAGCCAGATTCGGCCCACTCAACCCTCAACCTACCCTCGACTTTGTGACGAACATCTGTTCCCCCCATATAGGTATTAGGAGCGCCGACCACGAGCCTCCCACATACCTGATATGCACATGATATTGACCCACTCTCGCAACACATGCGCTGTACGACCTATCGTGATATCACGTACCATATTGACTCACTCCTCGATAACTCGGAGAGTTACTCTCGCCGTCCATGAGCAATCTGACCTATCGCATGGGCGCGTGATATGGGGAGGGTCAGATATCAGGGGCAGGGGGCTAGCAGGGGCATACGGGGCTAATGCGCTGTACGGGCTTCTAAGCTCAGAATCGGGGCAGGGGTATCAGCACCCAGGGATAGGGCTAGCAGGGGCAGAGAATCGCATACAGCGCGATTACGGGCTATGCGAGCAGGGGCTAGCGTCCGGGCTAGGGACGCTGTAGGGGCTTCTGCCGGGCTTCGGGATACGGGCTAGGGGTAGCTGTAGGGGTAGCCCGATATCGACCGTCCAGGGGCATAGAAATGCCCCCTAGCTGACGTAGCCTAGGGGGCAGGGTAGAACTATGCGCTAGGGCTAGCGCGTGACGACATCCAGTAGCCCGAGACTGTTGAGCTTCCACAGCTGGGCGTTAGATGCGGGCTTCTGTGCGTTGGCTTCCGACTTCGGCGCATACTTCGGGTCAGCGCCGAGCAGGTTCCACGCGATTTCCGCCGTGATACAGCTGACGACGGGGCTAGCCTTCGCCTTACGCGTAGTGCGGGGCTTCGGAGCTTCCACAACTGCCGGAGCCGATGCCCCTGCGATCATTTCCGCGATCGCCTTACGATCCGCTGCTGACAGGGCCATTATCCCTATCCTTTCTGCCCCTAGGGGGCTACGTGCAGCTACCGGAGCGGTGCTGCTGCTGCTGACCATAGGGGCACAGATGTAAGGCGTTTGTAAGCGCCGTCCATGCGGCCCTACATTGTGACAGAGTGTGTGACAGTGTGATGTGAGGGTATGACAGGGGTTGCGAGCTTATGACCCTAGAGTGTGTGACACACATTGTGTTAACGTAACCTGAACGCTGCATCGCCACTTCATTATGTAAAGCGACCCCATGCCCCCGTTCCGGGGTACTTGTGCATATATATGGATTTCACCCCCTATACCAACAAATCCCAAAGGGTTCGACACCCCGGGTTCGAATAGGGGTTTATAGACGACTTTCGACACCCTAGCTTCATGGGCGTCCCTATCCCTCAATCGAGGGATCTTTGTTAAGATCCACTCCACAGCTTTACAAAGACCTCCTTCAAGGGTAATATACACTACAGGAGGGAAGATAACCTAATATATGCTTACTTTAGTCCTTCACAAGCTAATCTAAGCTAAGGTAGCTCTACTTCACTCTTAAGTGCTTTTTCTTGACAAGTACGCTCATAAGTGCTATATTGGCTTAAATAAGCTAATAAAGGGGTGTTTGTGCTAAGAGAAGCGTTTGAGTACAACGGGCGGGAGTCACTACCCTGCTCGTGCTGTGGGCGCAGGTTCCCGACTTCGCAGAATGATCTGGAAGCGGAGAGCGAGCGTGGCCGCAGATGCGATAGATGCCGGGAGGCAGGGTTCTCCTGGGATGGGGACGCTGACGCTCTGGGAGACCAGTACCGTTAGCAGCGCCGTCCATACGCCATCAGTCGCTACAAGACTGTGAGACGGGGTTATCCCCGGGGAAACAGGCTGTTGGGAGGGCTTCAGCCACTATTTTACGTTGGAACGTCGTCTAATTGGTAGGATGCCTGGCTCTGACCCAGGTGATCTAGGTTCGAGTCCTAGCGATCCAGCCACTTTCACTGAGATGTAGCTCAATTGGCAGAGCGTTCGGCTGTTAACCGAAGGGTTGCTGGTTCGAGTCCAGCCGTCTCAGCCACTATACAGGAGAATCCGTGTCCAGGACCTACAGATCAGGGGGCAAGAAGGACATTTCTTGGTCCTCCCCCAAGGATCTACAGGAAAAGAGGCCAAAGCAGAAGCTACAGGCCGAGATCGACGAAGAAATGAAGCGAATCCGGTCTCCCTTGTACCGTTGGGAGCGTGAGAGGGAGTAATGGCTAATCGAGCGGGAAATGACCGGGGACAGTCCTGGCAGGAGATGGGTGATTCCACCCGCTCAATCGCTAAGGCTACCTCAGACGAAGGAAACGCTACCGCAGAGGTTGTTCACGCCCGTTTGTACACCTGGGACGCAGGTGGAGGCACCTGGGTTCGTGGTACAGGAGCAGGCGGAGGTGGTGGCGGAGGGGACGGCGCTATCCTAGACGGCGTATCGGCCGCAATCAAGGCCACCGTCAAGGATTACGTGAACTCCAACCCACTTTCTGTCGTCCTCACGGATACATCCGGGGACGCATATACGGCGGGGGCAGCCCCAGGAGGGCTTACAGATGCCCAACTTAGGGCCACTCCGGTTCCTGTTAGTGGTTCCGGCGTATTCCATGTCGACGATAACGCTTCAACGCTCTCTGTCGATGACGGCGGCGGTTCTCTCACTGTGGACGGATCAGTTTCCGTTTCTAACTTTCCTGCTGTTCAGCCTGTGTCTGACAACGGTGGTGTCCTCAGCGTGGATGACGCTGGTGGGTCTCTTACTGTTGACGGTACAGTCTCTGTATCCGGCTCGGTTGACACTGAACTTCCTGCGGCGGCAGCTATCTCGGCCGACAACCAGGCGGCTCCTACAGCCCCGTCCGTCTACAACTTCCCCCTCATCTGGGATGCAGGCGGAGGCAATTGGGATAGAGCAGCCCAGGGACTCACAGATGCCCAGCTAAGAGCGTCTGCTGTCCCTGTTTCAGGCCCGTTGACCGACGCTCAGCTACGTGCTGCTACCGTCCCCATCTCGGGTACTGTGACCGCCAATGCAGGCACAGGGCCCTTCCCGGTCTCTGATAACGCCGGTTCTCTGACCGTTGACGCCCCTGTGGGCACTCCGGTCTTCGTGAGGCTCTCTGACGGCACCGCTGCCCAGATCGGGCAGAAGTCGATGTTGAACTCACTACCGGTAGTCCTTGCTTCCGATCAGAGCGCAATTCCAGCCTCTCAATCGGGTGTATGGCTGGTCAATGGAGATGTAGACCACGATGCTGTCAACACCCTCAAGCAGATCCAGGTGGCAGGCCACGCCTCTCCTGTGGACCTTCCGCCTACGGCGGTCTCCGCAAACGGGGACAGGGCACGCATCTGGGTCGATAAGTTCGGCGCACAGATCGTGCGAAGGAGAAAGATCCGAGAATCTTACACGGCCGTCTTCCGCCTAGCGGAGGCCGCAGCAAGGCTGGATCAGACCTTCACCCTCACGGCTAACACCAACAAGCAGTATGCCACCCTGCACCACACAGCGGCTGCCACCAAGGAGCTTCAGCTGAATAAGGTGGTTGTTTGGATGACCGGCGCTACGGCGGTGGCCCCTCAGGGGATCATTGAGCTTCGAGAACTGTCTGTCACCACCCCTCCGGCTACAGGAAACCCGGCTATTACCGGCAGACCTCACCGAATCGGGACAGGCGCACACGAGGCTGTTGCCCTCTATCTGCCTACAACGCAGGGTTCTGAGGCGGCTGTGAACTCACCACTGGCTCATTTTGTCACAGATGAAGCGGTTTCAGTGGCTACCGCAGCTTTCGCGCATCCGCAAGGCTATGCTACTGGCGGACTCGTCCTATTTGATGCTAGCCAACTTGATGACCAGGTTATGGCCCCTACAGCCCCGGTTGGAGTATACGGGGGTTGGGCCGTTGTTGCTCGTATGACGGGCGCTACAGCCCTTCGTCTGACCGTCCTGATGGTCTTCACAGAGGAGATTCCGTAAATGATTAAGTTCGCTCTAGTCCGGGTGAACGACGACGACCCGGAAGACATTACTGTCCTCCACACCTGGGGATTCAAGGAAAGGTTGGAGGAACACGCTGGCCTTCTGGGCAAACGCTCAGTTCGCAAGGCGTTCGAGAAGATGGAACAAGAGGGTCGAGAGCATTCGATCTATGTATAGGGAGGCAATATGGCAGTAGCAACGGCTTTTACCAATGTTCTTGCCGTTACTAAGAGCGATGGTACTCCTCAGGTCGCTGTGAACGGAGTGGCTCAGCCTGTTTTCCTCCGGTGCGGCACCACGGGTACGGCTATTGTAATCACAGTGGGAGGGCAGACGGTCACCGTTTCAATGGTGGCTGGCGAGGTCCTACCGGTGAGGATTACGCACGTCAAGACCGGCGGCACCGCTACCGATCTTCACGTTCTGTACTAATGAACGGGTGTGGGTCTGTCAAACGTCCCACGCTGAACTTTGTCAATGACTCAATCTGTAAGGGGATCGGCCGAAAGGTCGTCGAAGCGAGGGTTGGAATGTCCCACATTCAAAAGCCAGAAGACATCAAGTGGTGCAGCGAGTGTGGCCGATACTACAACCCAACCTCGCCCCACGAGTGCAACGCAAAGGCCGTAAACGAGAACCGAGACTCTTTGGAGCGGTTCCTCAAGCGGTACAAAGTCCACGGGGAAAGCTAGACCAACCCCCTTTCTGGGGTACCCCACAGCAAAGAAAGGCAAGTATAATGGCTCTAGGAACAGTTACAGTCGTCAAGCGTACGGTGTTCGGTAACATGCGTGTCACCATCGCTGACGTGAACCCCTCGTCTGGTGCTAACTACACCACGGGTGGAGAGGTCTTTGGTGCCGCTCAGCTAGGTCTTACAGGCCAGGTTGTCGCAGTTGTGCCGGTCGGTTCGCCGATTGACGCTACCAACAAGACGGTTCTTCAGTGGAACCCGTCCACCGGTAAGCTAGTTGCTTACAACCAGACCGCTAACACCGATGTCGGCCTCATCGAGGCCGCTTCCAACACGGATCTGTCGGGTGCTCCTGAAAAGCAGCGCCTACTGATCCTCTCGTAATATGGCTCTCGGGACGGTTACTCCGGTATATCAGGGTATCGTCGGCGGCCTGAACATGTTCATTGTGGACGTTCAGCCCTCCGCAGGTGCCAACTATACCACCAACGGGGAGCCGTTTGATGTGGGACAGATTCCGGGCGCAAAGGGCGGTCTACTGGCCGTCATTCCCCAGCCCGGTGCCTCTGTGGGAGGCGCGTCAGCCAACCTACAGTGGGATCATATCAACCGAAAGCTCAAGGCGTACGGTACCGCAGGCTCCGCCTCCGGTCTAACCGAGATCGCCAACAACACCGATCTGTCTGCTCAGAGGGCACGACTCATCTGCCTAGTGACCGGGATCGGCTAACAGAAAAGGAGGGTTGATGCCCGACTTTCACCGTAAAGACGGCGTTACCCTCACTGATGGGGATGTTGTAGACCTTCTGGCCCGATATCCCCAGAAGTTTTTGTGGTTTGCCAAGAACGGCTACCACCCGCACTACTGGCAGTTCCTGTTCCACACGAACACGAACCCAGAGAATGACAGACTCACCCGCTTCCGGCACCTAGTCGCAGGGCGGCGAGGGGGTAAAACCATCTCAGCAGCCTGGGAAACGGTCTTTTACGCACTCCACCCCGAGGTTTTCCACCAAGACCTTCATGGTACGAAGTCGCGCAAACCGTTGGTTATCTGGGTTCTAGCCCAGGATTATACGATGGGACTCCCCGCTAAGCTGGCTATCCGAGAGGTATTGCAGGCAGCGGGGATGCAAGAGGGTGTGGACTATAGGGAGAACCGAGGCCACCAGTGGATCGAGTTCACCAATGGCTCCTTCCTGCTGTTCAAAACGGCAGATAACCCTCAGAAGCTCCGTGGTGCCGGTGTGGACATCCTCTGGATGGACGAGTCGGCCTTCATTGTGAACGAGGAGGCGTGGGATGTTTCGTCCCCGTCCCTCACTCAAACCCTTGGGCTGTTGCTCACTACGACCACCCCGGACGGGAAGAACTGGTTCTACAACTACTTCTGGTCCGACAAGGCGCTTGCGTCGCCCATGCACGGGCGGGTGGAGTATTGGTCTATTGACAGCCCCTATTACGCCACCGAGGAGTGGAAACGCCTCGCTGAGGAGTATCACCCCTTCAAGTTCAAGCAGGAGTTCATGGCGTCCTTCGACGCTATGGCAGGCAAGGAGCTTGCAGGCGAGTGGCTTCACTACTACGATGCGGAGGAATTGGACCGTGTTCGTGACCAACTTACGATGTACGTCGCTGTTGATCCCGCTATTTCACTGGCTGATTCAGCGGACCGATTCGCCATCACAGCTATCGGAGTCACAAAGGATCGCCGCCAGGCGTACCTTGTAGACCAGTGGGCGGGGCGCATCCCGTTCCCCGAGCAAGTGGACAAGATCAACCAGTGGTATCAGAAGTACAGTCCCTTCGGCATTGGGATTGAAAAGACAGCCTACCAGCTAGCCCTGGTGCAGCAAGTGCAGCGACTTGAGGGTCTGCCTCCGGTAGTCCCGCTGTGGGCCCCGGGGAAGAAGGCTGGTCGTATCCTGGCGATGTCTCCGTTCTTTCGCACCGGACGGATCAAGATAAGCCGGGATCAGGTTGATTTCATCAACGAGTGGGTTGACTACGACTCTCTCAAGAAGAACCCCCAAGACGACTGTTTGGACTCAGTGGAGATGGCCCTGCGTATTGCAGGTGTTGTCCTACCGAGCCAGCAGCGTCCTAATGAAGACCCTATCCTTGAAGGAGCGGCGACTACTGCTGATATGTGGTCTAGTATCGCAGCCAAAGCCTCCGCTAAGAGGAAGGACCAACATCAGATGGACGAGCATCTGGGTCTCGAATGGTAGAAGAAAGGACTAGGCTTGACTCTCGAACAGAAGCGCCAACAAAAGCGCGACTATATGAGAGATTACAGAGCAGGAGCCGGAAAGTATAAGATTAAAGAGGCTCGGCGGAAGCAAAAAGAGCGAGTAGAAGCTCTCAAGGACAAGCCCTGTAATCTATGTGGGAAGAAATATCCTTCCTACGTCATGGATTGGCACCACCGCGATCCTGCCACCAAGGAAATCAACATTGGAAGAAGTAAGCTTCAAAACTTTGAGAAGACCTTGGCGGAAATCGAAAAATGTGTGTTGCTGTGTGCCAACTGCCACCGGCAGGTGCATCATGGCGATAAGGAGGTACAAGAGTAATGAAACTTACTGAAGGTGGAAGGCTAGAACGTCCCAACGTCTGCTTTCTTTGCGAGACCACACCAGGACATGGTACCAAGGTCATCGACACCGAGCGTTACTTCGACGGTCATCCCTATAACCTACAGGGACGGCGCTATGTGTGCGAGAGGTGCATCAACGACATGTTGAAGTTCTTCGACTTCGCGGACATCGCTACCGTCGAGCGAGCAAATGCAGAGAAGCTACAGGCAGAGCAGATCCTTCGGGGTCTGAAGCTCCGCCTCAACACTCTGTTCGAGGATCTGAGAAACATCACTGAAAGCCCTAATATCCTGATTGACGAGGTACGAAATGTTTCGGAAACGAGACTTGGAAGCGGAGCTATGGGTGAAAAACCGGACGTTGCTTCTGACGCAGGAGAAGCTGACGATAGCGCAGGAGAGGTTGAAGTTGGAGCAGACCAGGAATCTGGCGCTCAAGGACGACCTACAGCGCCTGATGACACATATTCAGGAGCTAGCCTCTCAACCAGTCCCTTCGCGCAGTAGTACCCCGCTGTACATGAGCGAGTCCGAGGAGGACATTCGCTTCCTGAAGGATACGCAGCAGATCAGTATTTCTGAGGCCGAGGACATGCTCCGCCAGCTTCAGTTCGACAATGAAACCATCATCGTTGATGATGCAGAGGAACTAAGTCTATTCTAGGAGAAATAAGTGGCTGATTCAGACCAGGCCGCAGGACAGAGCAAAGACGTAGGAAAGCTAAGCTCTGCCTCCGACCTCAACGAAAAGCTGGACAGCCTGAAGCGTGGACGCCAGTATCTAGAGGCACAGTGGAAACTGTCCCTCGCCTTCTATAAGGGCAAGCAGTACACATACTACAACAAGTCCCTTAGACGGTTGGAATCCCTACCGGTGGAGGATGGCGAAAAGCCCCGCTACCGGGTGAGGATCGTGAACAATCAGATCAGCCCGGGGGCGCACGCGCTTCTGGCGAAGCTGACGAAGACCAAGCCGGTCACCCATGCAACGGCAACATCGGGCTCTGACGCCGATATCAAGGCGGCGCAGCTAGCCGACAAGCTGTTGGAGCATTGGTGGACTGAGTTCAGTCTAGACGACAAGCTGGCGGAAGCACTCCTATGGTCTGTCATCACAGGCCAGGGCTACTGGAAGGTCACCTGGGACAAGGACGCAGGCAAGCAGATGCGTTTCCTACTGGACCCGGAGGGGAAGCCCATCACCGAGTCTGCGTTGGAGGATCTATTCCGCGCTGAGCTATCCAATCAGGGGGTTCAGCCGCAGGAGAAGGTCGTCTACATGGGCGATATTAAGGTGGAGGTTCTCTCCCCGTTTGACGTGTTCGTGGACGAATCGGCGAAGGTCTTTGACGAGGCCAAGTACGCCATCTGTGTCCACAACATGACCCCGGATGAGATCAAGAAGAAGTGGAACGTGGATGTCAAGGCCGATGCTATCCCCACGGGGAACGATGTCGGCTCCACCATGCCGGGCTCCGCTCTAAATGCGACCGAGCCTAGCGTCAAGGGCGTCAACGTCGGCTACTTCCTCCCCCAGCCCACCATCCCCAACGGGCGCATGGTGACGTGGGTGGACGAGCACGTACTGGAAGACCAGGCGTGGCCCTACCCGACCGACAAGCTACCGCTAATCAAGTTCCCGGGCATCCGTGTGCCGGGACAGGTGTACGACATGGGCGACGTTGAGGGCGCTATTCCGATCCAGAAG